CAAAAGATTGCTAAGGCACAGCTCATTCCAATTAACGGTCTCCATGATCTTTGCATAATACCACCAATGCCAGTAGCTGTAGATTGAGCATCGGCTAAATTAATATCCATTTGTTTGGAATTAATTTCGTTCTCTAATTCTTGAAGTTTTATTCTAATTTGACCTTTTTCTTCCTCAGAAGTGTGAACACTGTCGATAACCTTACCGACCGTGTCGACTAAAGATCCACCTAATAATTTACTAAGAACCAAAATATACCCCTAACGCAAAGAATACGATAGCTATAATTGCATCACGTTTCTTGACATTAGAAGTAAAGTTTTTAACTTTTAATAGTATCTTATCCATTAAAATACTCCTTCAAATTTAAGACCTTTAGATGCTATTCCATAACCACGTTTGTGTTTTTTATCCTCAGGTACAGATCCAACTTTCATGATCTTACCTGGTGGAATAGATTCTCCCTGAGAAACAGGGCCCTTTTTGGGAGGGATTGTTTTTGTTAACTTTTTTTTCATTAGTGTAATGTTAAACTATTTTCTTGAGTTTTCAAATAACTAATTTGCTGAGCAATATAGTTATCTGCTACGTATTCACCATAAGCATCAACTAAGGTGTCTCTACTCATGGTCAACAATACCTGAGCTAGTTCAATTAAATCAACACCTTGTTCAGCTTGTTCTTGAACAAAATCTCTTGTGTTATTGATAATTTTTTGAACTCTTTTTTTAGTAACATCATCAATCATCCTTAGATGATAAGATGTTTTGTCTTTATTTTCCATTTTTCTTTTCTACTTTCTTTATTGTACCTTTGTTCTTAGAAGCGTAAAATACTTGTTCTCCTTTTTTCTTACCATATTCTTTCTTCATTGACTTCATAATCTTTTTACCTTTTTCGGTTAGTGGCATCTCTTCTCTCCTGATTTAAAGTCTGTGTTGTCATCTTGTCGTACTGTACTTCAGCACGCTTGTCAGCAATGTCATAATCTTTTTGAATTCTTGCTTGATCAATCGCAGTTCTTTGTCTAAGTCTCTCTGCATCTAATTGTAGTTTCGCTTGATCTACCTGTGCATCCATTTGATCTTTCATTGCATCTTGTTGTAGTTCTTGTTGTTTTAATTGAACCACAGGATCAGGTTGACCTTGACCACTGAGTTGTCCTGAGAGCTGTTTAATCTCTGCCATGAACTGTGCTTCGAGCTTCGCGATCACAGAATCTAATTGTTCTTGAGGAACTTGTTGTTGTTGAGCTAAGAACATTGCTTGTTCTTTTGCTTTTAAAGAAACATGTTCTAAAACGTGTTTTTGTAATTTCATCGCCATCGGAGGATTACCTAAAATCATTTGATTTGTCCCAAAGATTAAATGGTTTTGAATGTGAGCATCATGATCTTGTCCCTCGTAAGCCTTCAATAAATTGCCATCGAGTAAATCAGCGTGCTCCGTGGCTGGATCTTTAGGAGCAGTTGGAGTGTCTTTTCTTAAAATCTGATCAATATCTTTGACTCCTAAGGCTTCATACATTCTTCTGTAAGCTTCTTTGATATTATGAATATCAGGTGCACTTTGTGCTAATTGTAATTCCGTTTGAGCTAAAGTAACTCTTTGTGTAGTTGAGAAAATGTTAGGATCAGAAACTGGTAGAACATCCACACGATCACTAAAGTCTTCTGCTTTAACTGTTCGCTCTGCACCTTCCACAGAATAAGGATAGGTTTCAGGTAGATAATCAGCAAAAACATCAAACAATAGTTTGAATTCTTTTTTCTGAGAATAGTGACATCTTTTGTGGATACCACTCATCACTTTTGAGCCCCTCTCTAATAATGCCATGGTTGTTCCAACTGGTGCATTTTGATTAGCGTCTCCCACTTGCATATCAGTGATCGCAGCAAATCTCTGACCTGATTGAACAACAAATCCTAATAGGCTGTATAAGGTCTGAGAGGGTTCTTTGTAAGGTAAAGGCATAAGAGCATTTCGTAAGTCACCATTCGGTGCATCAATGTCTCTAAATTCTCCTGGTTGGATAGGCGCTGCATCGTCTCTAATTTTAAGTCCTCGTGACTTAAATCCTGCTGGTAAATTGGATAATGTACCTGCGTCAATCAATTGTCGTAAAATTTTTGTAGCTGTTCTTGATAAAGATCCAATTAAATGAATTAAACCAAAACCATAGAAACCTAAACCTGGTAAAAACTTATAATGAACAAAATATCTTTTCTTTAATTTTTTCTCATCATCTTTTTCATAGTTTCGACGAATACCAACAACTTTACCTGAACTATCTTCAATGGTTACAATGTAGGGTATTTTAATTCCTGTGGGCTCACCATCCACACCTATATCTTCAAAACCTTCTAGGTCTAGAGAGGTATGGAATTCATATAATTTTATTTCTTTATCAATGTAAGAAGGTTTTACACCTTCAATATCATCATACTTCTTTTGTACTTCCGAGCGATCTACTTCTGAAGGAATGATTTCGATATCTTTATAAAAACCTGAAACTTGTTTTTTTCTAAAGTCATTGTAACTCATGTTGATGATGTGAGTAATTCTTTCACAAGAATCTAAATCACTAGCTCCATAGTTGACAACTAAGTCTTCAGCTGGAACGAACTTTGATACTGGTCGATCCATTAACTCATCGTAATAAACTTTTTTAAACGTCGAACCTGCGAGAGGTAAATAAAATAACATTTGATCATACTCAGGAGTGTAGTCTTCCATTTTGTTCATCAATTGATAATTCATAAACTCTTGCACACGTTGTGACTGAGAATATTTTTCTGGAGTGTCTTCTCCCATAACAACAGTTCTGACTGGTCCCCCTGCGGGTAAAAGTTCTTTAAAAGCTGTTGCTTGAAACTGTGTGGCACTTTCAGCTAACAAAGGATGTGTGACACCACTCGCACCTTGAAAAGGTCTGGTTCTCTCTTCGTATTTGAATCCTAATAAATCTAAACCTTTGATATATCCGTCTTCCCAATCCTTACGAGAAGAACGATCATTTTCTAATTCAGAAAGTAATTCATCACTTAAGCGATCTAATTCGCCTTCGTCCATGACTTCAGCTAAGTTTGAATAAAACTCAACTTCTTCAGGAATGTCGGACATAGGATCAAAGTCAAGAGTTGCCCCTCCATCTTCACTCATTTCAATTTCTAATCCTTCAGGAGTCGGTATTCGTTGACCGTCGATCTCGACTTCTGTTTCGGATTTAAGAATCTCTAGTTCAGGAGCTCCTGTTTGATAGAGTCCTTTATCAATATTATCTGCCATAATTTAATTTATATCACCTAATCGACCATTTACAACATGTCTATTTTTGGTATCGATATAGGTCCTCCTCTTCGTTTTTTATCGATTGTTTTTGTAATAAAGTTAGGAGTCACAACATTTGAGTACTCACTGTTTAAATCGACCATATTATCTAAAAACTTTGTTATCGTATCAGCACTATCAGAAGCGACGTATCCTTTAAAATTACCTGAATCCCAATATTGTACAACATTGTTAAAATTATTCTTCAATACTCTTTCAAATAAATCAGAAGGAACTTGTCGTTCATTCATTCCAGTTAAAACAATTTCTTCTTTTTCGGTAATTTGTTCAGGATCGTAATACTGAGATTTAAATTCGTTTTTCTTTTGTTCGTTCTCTTGCCAAACTGGATCATCTTTAGAAGTAAAAAACTTTTCCTCAAAGATTGCAAATCCATCAGGTTTTAACTTTGATTTTAATAATTTAATTTTATCTGCTCGTTGATTGTCAATAAATTGAAATACCATTTTTTCCGAAAAGGCATCAACAGAGTTATCTGGAATATCTTTAGGATCAAAATAATCCACATCAACTCCTTTTTCTGTAAAAGCATATTTACCAAAATCTTCAGGGTTCGTAGTAAATGCTTCTCGAATAAATTCTGTGTTCGGTAATTTTTGTTTTAAGAAAGATTCTTCAGCTTTGGGATTAGGATCTAAAACGATTCCTTCGATATCAGGATTGAGTTCTGCAATCGTATTCACAAAACCTCCTTCGGTTCCACCAATATCAATAATGGTTCCGTCTTTAGGAAGAGTCTTTGCAATAGCTTCAGCAGTGGCTATCTGTGCTTCTTTAAATGTCGGTATGCTCGTAAAGATATGATTTTCAAAATTGCCTGTTCTCTTTTCATCGAATATCTTTGTTGCTTCCATAGCATCAGAAGTATCCAACAACTGTTCATAACTTTTTTTAGGAACATATAATTCACCACCTAAGATATCTGAGAAAAAAGTAACACCTTGTTCTTGAGAAGCCTTTACTAGAGGTAGTTCGCTAATAGTCTCTGCTTTTCTTCCTTGGTCAGATTGCTGTAACTCTGATCCAAGTTGCGCTGTGGACGATTCAAGGGTTTGCGTAATTGGTTCTTTTCCCTTTTCGCTTTGGCTAGTTGTAAGAGACTTTGTTTCATCTTGTTCATTATTATCATCCTTTAATAAATTTAACAAGTCCGTCGGATCTGGTTCTGGAGCTTTCGGTTTCTTGTCGTCCTCGTCTTGAGGAGTTAATTGATTTTCTTTTTCTTTATCTTGTAAATAGCTCACCGCAGGTGAAGCCGTAAAATTTGTAATAAAATTTGCTACA